AATTCTGCTATCATTGGAAGTGTGGAAATAATTGGATGCTCAATCAATCATCCTTCTAAATGGGCAGAGAAAACAGATGCTAGTAAAGGCTATTATGAAAATCCTATTTATAACTGGATATTAGCTAATCCCATATTATTTCCAGAACCAATACCGGCTAAAGGTAAACTATCTTTTTGGGAATACGATAAAATTCAGGAACCCGTGTCAGATGGCGACCACAATGTTTGCATGTGTCGTATATGTGTTGATGAAAAAGTTCAGGTGATGAGTATGGGAAAATATTTCGTATGTAAATATTGTGGTGGACGTTGGTACAAGTAAATTCAAATCAATATAAGTATGAACAAAAAAGAAATCATACAAGCCATTAGAACCTTTAAGAAAGTCCTAAAAAAAGGTAGTCCTAAAACTGTATGGAACTCCTGTTGCTGGGACATTCACAAAAAGCGATATACTGTTGATGAGATAGCTGCCCGTTTTTTGCGGAGGAAAGGTTATAATGTACAAATTGACATATCCGATAATACAGAATGTCCCTCTTATTCGTTCGGCTACATACGATTCTATCGTTATGTGAGAATCTGTTTTAACCAATATCAAAACAAGAAATAATGAGAAAAATGCTATTAATATGTGTTATTCTTGCTCTAACAGTAGGATGTAACACAAAGAAAGTCCCATATGTGACTTTCAAGAGAGAATATAAAGAAAACCGCTTTACAAAACAATTTCAGGAAGCGGATTCGATGTTTAAAGAACAATACAAATATAAGAAATAATGGATGCAAAAACACTCTTTACCAAAGTTGTCCAGATGCGCAAAGCGCAAAAAGAATATTTCAAATGTCGTACTCAAGCTAATTTACGAATTTGCAAAGCACTCGAAGCCGAGATTGACCGAGAGATTGAACGTGTTAATAGCATCATCCCTCCTCCCAAACAACCGGAACAAAAGAATTTATTCACAGATTAAAACCAATAGATTATGAATTCAACAGTATTAAAAGAAATCATTGCGTTCCTCTTCGGACGCAAATATTATGCCAATATTGTAGCTACCAAAGGTACAACCAAACAAGAAATCTGTTCTTACATTTTTGCAACAAAAGAAGCCGCTAACCGGCATCGATTGGAAATCGAAACAACCTTATCGTTTACCTTTGTCGAAACGGTTACCTTTCGTTCGCGTCGAGTGCATCTCAATACGTCAGTAAAAAGTTAAACTACAAAAGCTAATCATTCATCATACTTTCGTACTATGATTATCAGTAAGTTAAAATTATGGTGGCAATCACTGCTGTATTATGTGATTGCCGATCCTACAGACAACTCTATAACGCTTTCCAAACGCTTGTTCTTGCATATCAAGAATAATGCCAGGAAGAGTGATGCAGCGCGTGTATTCGTTTTCCGTATTTCCGGAAATGACACATTCGGTTTTTCTATCAATCCAGATATTAAACAACCAACCCAAATGTGTGATATTCAATACAACGACAAGTATAAATGTATAGGATTTGAAACGCTCTGCCCGTCAGTTGGTCGCATTCTTTATGAATATGGATTATCTGATAGTTGCCGGATTAAATTGTCCGTATCAATTCAGAAAACTCCACAAGGAAAAACTTATTATAAATTCGACAAGCCAAATGCAAAGTATATTAGGAAACACCCGAAAAGCTGATATCACCTTTTACGCATCAGGAAGGATAGATATTAGTGCTCGCGTCGCAAAACATCTCCAGCTCTCACGCGGAGATGTTTTGGACATAATGATTGACCAAGATGAATTTTACCTTTACGTTAGACTTCGTTCACCAAACGGGAGGCATGAAGCAATGGTATTCCCAACAAATAAGGCAGGAAATCATTTCAGAACTTCATCAAGCAGACTTTGTACAGCAATTCTCCAAGAATGCAAAACAACAGATAAAGTAAAATTATGTGTAGGAGAACCAACGGAAAACGAATACGGTAAACTATTACCAATTATCACTAAATACCTTTTGTAATATGATAAAAGAGATTAAGTACAATGGATATTCTGCCAATCCATCAGATTACGAATGTGCAGATGGTGACTTGTCAGTTGCAATGAATCTTATTCCTGAAGATGGAGTATTAAAAGGCATTCAAAAGCCTCAATGTTTATTCACTCTCCCACAAGGGAAAAAAGTAATATACATACACAACATCTCGGTATATAAACATTACATAATTTACGATACAGAATTCGCCGCCTTACAATGGTTATCCTCTAACGACACTGATAAGCAACCCGAAGATATAGTATCTATTTCTGGAGAACTCTATCAGGTAACATCACTTGGAAACACATTAATCATACTCACTTCTGAGGGCATAAATTATGCCCTCTACAAGTCAGGAACCTACGTACTCATGGGAAGTAATCCGGTATTTCCATCGCTCTCCTTCCGACTAAAAGCATCTATGGGAAACTCTGATATGTTATCTGCTAGTTTCCCCGGTTTTAGTATGGGGGGAATTATGGGACAGTATCTTCTCTCACCAGAAGCTAGCCAAGCTGTAAGAGACACCGTTCTGGCATATACCAATAAATATACCGCCGATGCAAAAACAGCAGGGTCATTCCAATATCCGTTCATGATAAGATATGCTTACCGTATGTACGACGGAACACTCAACTACATTTCACCTCCAATTAAAATCTACCCGTCATACGGCATACCTTATCTCATACATTATACAGGTTATGAAATGAATAATGGTCTATACACCAAATTCAATATGGTCGTATCATATGTTGCATCAAAATTATATTATGAGATAACAAACATTGATGAAGTAAAAGAATCCATATCCGAATGGGGAGAATTAGTTAGAAGTATTGATATATTCATCACTCCCCCACTCTATACAGTCGATCAGGATAATATGTGTAAATCAATATCTCCATACGGATTTTTGGGACCTTTTGGCGGTTCTGGTGCATTTTTAGAGTATTGCGCTAATTCCGGAAATGAAAATGTTAACGGGAAATTAATATATCGGCTTCACAACGCACGTGAATCAATCAATACTGACTCTTTATTTTTTGGAATGTCAGGTAAATCACTTGTAGATGATGACTCTTCATTACCTTTCTACCTTATCTCTTCCATTGACGTAAAAAAAATACAATCAGGAGAGAACATTGTTTCTATTGAAAATGGGGCTCTCAATTCACTTGAGGCAAAAGAAGTAATGGAGGGTGACAGCAATTTAACCGGAACAATTGTTGCTAAGTATGCATTTCCATACAACGCACGCCTAAATCTGACTGGAGTAACTATTATCCCTCCGACATTCCCACTTGAATCTTGTTTTCAATATGCTAATGGAGAGTATGATAACGAAACTAAAAAAGCCGTTGAGAAAACATATTCTTATAAAGCATACATCTTCATTGAAGCCGAGAAACGAAAAGTTATGGTACAGTTTCTTTCCGGTATACCAATGAATATAGTTAATCCATACTTCTTTTATCCCAATATCAATGCAAAAGAGCTTATTATTGAGCGTATAGATAACAATGGAGTAAAATCCTATTCATATAGCAAATTACATAAACATGAAACACTTAACGGAGTATACGGAAGTATCAACACAAGTTTCTCTAGTACCCCCGATATGAGCCTTATTACTGATACAGAAATCGGAATCCCATATCTAAATAAAATATATACTTCTGATGTAAACGATCCTTTTTCATTTCCCGCTCTCGGAGTCTGCACTGTTGGAACAGGTACAATCATTGGACTCAGTTCAGCCGCAAAGGCTTTATCACAAGGCCAATTTGGTCAATTTCCTCTTTACTGTTTCTCTACTGATGGAATTTGGGCTCTCGAGGTTTCTTCTACCGGTTCCTATTCTGCCCGCCAGCCTATCACACGTGATGTGTGTATTAATTCCGATAGTATAACCCAGATTGATAATGCTGTACTATTTGCGACTGACCGTGGTATTATGCTTATTAGCGGTTCTACAAGCCAATGTATTTCGGATATTTTGGACAGTGAATTGGCTTTCTCTATCAATTCTTTACCCCATTTGAATAAATTGGTTAATAATACAAGATTTAATTCAACAGACTTTCAATTTCTAACTTTCCGCGAATTTCTAAAAACATGTAGGATGATTTACGACTATATACACCAGCGTATCATCATTCACACCCCATCATGCACCTATGCCTACTTATATTCAATGGATAGTAAGCAATGGGGAATGATGCATAGTAACATCATGAGTGGTTTAAACTCCTATCCTGACGCACTCGCTATGACTTCAGATAATGATCTCGTCAATTTCTCACAACCTGATGACACAATAGAAGCTATTACTGCATTGGCTGTCACTCGTCCGTTCAAAATAGATGATCCAAACATGTTCAAAACGATAGACACCATCATACAACGCGGATATTTCAAGAGTAGCCATGTCTCACAAGTTCTGTATGGCTCAAATGATTTATTCAACTGGCATGCAGTATGGAGTAGTACCGATAAATATATGCGAGGTTTCCATGGCACACCATACAAAACATTCCGACTTGTACTAATATGCAAACTAGACAAATCTGAAAGTTTATTGGGATTTACCGTTCAATTCAGCCCCCGTATGCTTAATAAACCAAGATAACTTACATAGGTTAGTTTTTCATATTAAGGTTAAGAAAGATTGTTAGTAAAAAAGCCGGAATGCGTGATGCACTCCGGCTCTTCCTTTTATCAGAAAGGTTTCAGCTTTCGTTTTATTTTGCCTTTCCGTGAAACAAGGGAAGTCTGTATCTTGATTCGGATATTTCGGGCTTTATCTTCCCAATTGGCTTGGCTGCCGGGATTTGTTATGCTCATCCAGTCGGCAAGAACCTTGCAGACCATATATTCGTGTATCAGATGTTTCAGCAACTTCACGGTAGACAATGAAAATTCCACGGGCAAAACAAGGGTTATGAGATATTCTTCCGGCACGGTCATAACATTATCAAGGGGTTCCTGCTTATCGGAAATTTCTTCTTTCGTATAAGGAAACAACATTTCCACGCATTCAGAATGCGCGAGGTTAAGTATTCTCGTAACTCTGTCCACATTACCGTCCTGACCGATGTCGAATACTTGATGTCTGGCGTGTTCATCTTCCGCTTGCATAATGTCGCCCTCTACAAAAGAATAATTCTCCGCATCGTAAAGCAGTTCTTCCCTTTTAAATACAAGTGTTACCGCTTTTGTTTGAGACTGGCTGTTTTGACAATATACCATAGGCTTGAACATTAATTAATCATAAGTCGGTCTTTCCGGACGGCTGCGTTTGTAGAGTGCACGCTTCACGTTTTCAAGACTCACCCCGGAGTGTTGTATGTACACATTGGCATCTTCCGGACTGGTTATAGCAAACCACTCTCCAAGTGCCATATCTACGAGATATGAATGTATACCATTTCCAAGTGCATCTGCCGAAGCGTTGTTATAGTTAGACGGAAGCAAAAACTCCAATGAAAGTTTACCGTTGTTATCTATCTCTTCATCCATCAGGTTATCGCTTGTTGTATTATCCTCGTTGAGATACTCTCCAAGCAGACTTTTTAAAGAGGAAAAGGCATTGGCCAACGAACGACGTATCTGATAGCTGTTTTCATCGTCATCACTTGCTTGCATATTGGATGCGACTTGATAGCTCTTGCCGGCCGCTTCTCGTGCCTGTCCCGTCAAATACGCTTTGTTCTGAATATCATAGACAAGTTCTTTGACCTGTTGTGTCACGGTTAATGTTTTCTTATTTTCTGCCATAATATTTTGAATTAATGATTATTCGTATGTCGGACGTGTGGGCTTTCTTTTGAAAAATGCCTTACGCATTATATCCTCCATATAGGTAGCGGCTTCCGTTGCATATCCGGCAGCTTCTTCCTTATTGGTAAATGTGTACCACTTTGCCGTAATATTCATAACAAAAAACGAGAACAGACTACGTTCCATACTTTCTGTTAAAGCTTCATCAAACGAACTTGATACCCCCAACGAAAGCTGATATATCCCCTCTCTCTCGACTTCGTTAAGAAGTATTTTTTTCAAGCTATTACAAGCAGTGTTTTTGCTTTCATTCCAAAAACGCTCCAACATACTCTTATCCTCATCCGTTGTGAAAATACGGTTGTATGCGAGTTCATCCTTCATTTTAGCCCCGGTATAAGATGTGGTCTGCGCCACTTCTTCATATACACTTTCTTTATTAACGGTTAAAGCAATATCTGTCATAATTAAAAATTGAATAGATTACATGATACACCAACTCCAATATATGGTGTAAATTCCGGTATCCCTCTCAATGCTATTCCATATCCAATTTGAACACCAACACTCCAACGTTTCTTCCTCGACCTAGGATAGCAGTCGTTAATGGTTACCACCTCATGTTGCGAATGTAATACCAAGCTGTCAAGTTTCGGGTTATATCCGCTTACGTATGCCGTATATAAACTATCCTTGTATACCTTTTTGGTAATAGGAATAATCACATCTACACTATCCTCTGATACAGATTCATGGAAATTTTTCACGCTTTTCGGAAATTCTGATACGCTTTCAGGCAATTTTTGTACGTTTTCCGGCAATTTCGAGACTGTAGGAAGACGTTCAGTAACATATTGAATAACAAAGCTGTCTTTAGGAATGGGCTTATAAAATGGTATTGTATCAACATAGGTTGTTCTTGTTGTATCTCTTGTTTTCTGTTGCCTACTTATGAAATGTACCACATTCATAAACAACGAAGAAAGAAATACAACCATAAACAACACTACTGCAATATTCTTAAGTTTTTCCATACTTGGTGACGTATTTGATTATTGCATCTACATGAGTTTTAATGATAGCTTGCTTCCCCTCATCTGAGTTGAGGAAAGCTACATCTTCTTTATTATCCTGAAAAAAGTTTTCTGTAAGAACTGCCGGACATTTAGTTTTTACTAAGATGTAGAAGTTTTCTTCCCAATCTGGATCTCCATCCGAATTATCCCTACGGATTTTTTGTCCAGCAAAATTCTGTTCGGCTTCCTCGTATAACATAGTGGCCAATTCATCCGATTTCGTTTTACCTTTTGAAGTATATGCCGACCAACCTCTTGCACTCATCCATTCTCCATTTCCCGCAGCATTGCAATGAATAGAAACAAGCAATACATTTGTTGCCCCATACCGTGCACAAATCTCATTCACACGTCTTGCCCGTTCTGCCAATGGCACGTCTATTATCTCATGTACAATACGCTCTACATCATATCCTTTCGCGCGCAAAGCTCGTTCCACAGATTCTGCGATCTCGCGTGCATAAAGGTATTCTCGTAATTTTCCATCAGGAGAACGTTTGCCTGGTGTATTTTCCCCGTGTCCATTATCTATTAATATTTTCATAATTAACTATTTAAACGTTGATAGAAATCTGTCTTTATATTGTCGTATGCAAGTTTCACATTGGTATAAGCACGTGCATTGTTTTCACCATCTTCATTGTAAATTTCACCTTCAACTACACTCACAACATCTTCCACCCAATTCTCATTACAATATTCTGACAAAGGTTTTCCATGATATATAAAAGGGTCAAAGCGGCTCTTTCGATCATCATGAATTACTTGTAACGACTTTCGTATCTTATTTACAGTTGCTTCACGATCAGCTATGTGATTCTCTATTCGAACCCGCTTTATCAACCTGCAAACCTGTTCGATACTAAGGTCAAAAGCGAAACCCGTCAAATTCCGGATACGCAGTAAGGTTTCAGGTTGAAGTCTTTCCATTAAGTTTCGTTGCAAACTCACATTATCTTGTACTGTATCAAGCAATTGATTCAAACACTCCTGTTGTTCCAGAAGGCGGTTTATCATACTCTTAAACCATTTGAATAGTGCTATCATCATAGCTGCTGAAAGCAAAAGAAAAAATGCAGCACTCACAGCCATCATGCCATAGTCACTAATGCCTTTAGCCACCTCCGTTACATGTTGCACTTCCGTCATACGATAGTTCTCACTAATTGTCCTACACACGTTCCGGCCACTGTTAAGCCGAAATCTATCCAGTCCCAATTGCCACCATATGCCTTGTCTTTATACTCCAAAGCACCTGCAGTAAGTACACCTGCATAGGTTGCAGAAAACCAATCAAACGCACAAATACCGATACCAAATCCCCCAACAAGATGTTTCCACCTGTTGCTTTGTGCAAGCCATTCAATCAATTTTTTCTTCATTCTTGTCTATTTTATATTAAACACTGTCCAATCTACACTGTCTTTTTCTTTCCAACCATTTTGAACAGTTTCTATCACATACAGGCTCATTGCCTGGGAGAATGAGATAAATTCATCTACATTCTCGAAGGTGTAGTAGATGGGAGTACCATCTTCCTGTTCATTGATTTTTAGGGTAAGTGGATATGGAATATTTTTGTTACGTTCTATAGCAGCAAAATTCAATTGATTTTCAGCAGATAGATATATCGGCTTTTCATTCCATATAAAGCCGTTCACGATCTTCTCCTGCGTGGCAGTATTTATAGTAGAGATAATAAGTTCCTTAACCTCGGAAAGTGTTGGACTGTGGTCAAATGTATGTCGGTACTCCCAACCTCTTTCACTTGCCTCATCATCCTTTCCAAAGCCATAAAATAATGTCCATTTGGTTCGGCCTGTATGTATAAGCCCATCCTGCCGCTGCTTCGTGCCGTAAATCTTTTCCATCTTTATGAATTTTGATTTTCAACAAAAGTAGCGGATGAGATGCGGATTCGTATGTTATCTTTTACCTGTTAGGTGAAATTATATTTTCGTTTACCTCCGTCAAAAACTTCACCTTTAATTATTGTCTCAAACGGAAAACCATCCTCAATGTCACTGACTTGATCTAAAATTCCCTTCATTTCCGCTGAAGCCGTAAAGAACTTTCCCCATTCTTGTTTAGCAGGATTACGAAATGATACCAAATATCTGTTCTCACCTTCCTTGGTGTCTATACCAGTTTCAAAATCATGTATTTCAATAGGAATGTTTACTATATCACTCAATCGTGTCACTTTACCTGGAAAGCGTTTCTTTCCGTCAGCTGGGGTGTACGTTACACCCATTTCTGAAAATTTCTTCATATTCTTTTTTGTAAGTATATAAAATAGATGCTTGCAATCGGCATGGCAAGCCATACCCTTAAATGATCCAATTATTTGTTGTCTACGCTTTCGGGATTTCAACTTAGACAGTTTTCTAGCAGCATTTACTTTTATCCGTTTCCTTAACAGAGTATGGCTACCATAATTTACATACCCAAGAGCATCCATACCAGCAGATATAGGGGCAACTCTCTCACTTGATTTTATCGTAAGCCCCATCTTATCTGCTTCGATGTGCAAGCAGTCACGTAACCTCCACAACTCGCGTTTACTTTCTCCAAGAATAAAAATGTCATCGCAGAATCGAAAGTAATATCTTGCTCCATGCACATCAATCATCCGGTGGTCAATATCATTGTGATAAAGATTACCGAGGAATTGAGATGATCGCAATCCCTTACTGATACCACATTCTCCATCAGGATAGAGTGCCTTCACAAAATTTTCAAGAATGGGCAAAAGAAGAGGATCGCCTACATATCTTTTAATAATAGAAATTAAAGTTTCGTGATTAATACTGTCATAATATCCTTTGTAGTCGCTTTGATAGTAATATTTGAGATTAGGATTTTCTGCCATTGCAGCTTGTATCTGATGAAACAACCCGTGCGGGCCACGTCCTTGTATGGAAGCAGCGGTAGTTTCTATCAATAAAGAAGAAAGTCGATTTTCCAACGGTTCCATAATAGCATTACTCCCAATGCGTTCTATGACCGAAGGAGCTTGTACTGTTCTTACTTTCGGGCCGTCTTCAGTAAGAAATGATTTAAGGTTCTTGATACGGAATGTACCATTACCAATTTGGTTTTTCAACGTTTCAAATATTTTTCCTTTATTTGTCACATAACGAATCATTCTTGGAGAACATTCGATACCGTCTATGATAGTTTTCGGCATAGACCTGTTTCCATTTCGAGCATCTGCATTTCGTAGATTCGCCATGACACGCTTAAATGAGCGTTCCAGATTTTCGTCTGAAATAATTTCCGGTATAAGGTTATATAACGGATAACTGACCAGAGGTATATTTCCGGTCAGTTTAAATAAATCATCAATTTTACAGACCGCCTTCCGGTCTCGTGGGGAGAAGTCAAGCCACTCCCCACATATGGTTAATGTTATGTTCCGGCTTTCCATAAAATATATATATTATATTATTATGCTGTTGCCGAGGTTCTAATCCCTCGGAGAATATCGGTGGTAATCTCGTACCTTATATAGAGTCTCCGATTAGTTTAACCAACAGAATTTCAGCCGCGCCCCGTAGTTCGTGTTCGAGTTCGAAGATGCATTGTTCGCGTTCGCATAAGCGAGACCGCTGTTCGCATTCGAGTTGTTGCCAGACCGCAAAACACAACGGCGCGTGGGATTGTCCACCTTACTATGTTTTAAAGAGTTATACTTCCAAAACCTGCAATACTTAAAGAGGCCTCCATCCCCATTGCTCTGAATACACGCGCAACAGTCGAAAGTGTCAGATTCCTACCACTTTCTATTTTCGACACCTGTGCACGCTGAACACCAATCTTCTGGGCTAGCTCCTCCTGTGTCATATTTTGGGATTTCCGGGCTTTCTTAATAGCCTCACCGATAAGGAACGACTGCAATTCAGCCTCATATTTATCCCTATGTGGTGTCCCGACTTTCCCAATGTGCTTATCCTTAACTTCATCAAGGGTATAAAATTTAATCGTTTCCATATCACTATTTTTTTGAGTTGAAATACAATTTTCTAATAGCTTCCGCTTTGTTAATCTCTTTACTTGGGGTCTTTTGTGTCTTTTTGACGAATCCGTGCGTAGCAATAACCAATGTTTCCGCATCAGTATCCCAAAAAGCCAACAAACGATATTGAATACCTTTATAAAGAGTGCGGAACTCCCAAATATCCGTACCATCCAATTTTTTAAAAAGGTCTTTATCCATATATCCATTGGCAACCTTATCTACATTATAAACAATCTTGTCTTTAATGTCTTGGCGCAAAGTATCAAGAAAGGCATCTGCCTCGCTTGACATTATCACTTTGAATCTTGCTTTCAATTCCATACCTTGTTATTGCATTGCAAAGATACAAAAAATGTTCCATATATAGAACATTTTAAGGCACAAATATTCATGCTGCTCTATAATATATTGCCCAACCTACATTAGAAAAGAGAGAGAGGGAGCAGTCTCCCGTTGGTCGACTCTCCCTCTGACGCTTTTTTCGCAAGAACGAGTTTCGCTCTATTCAATTATTACGAATTTTCCGCGGAAGGCCAGCCGCGCCCCGTAGTTCGTGCCCGAGTGCGAAGAAGCACTGTTCGCGCTCGCACAAGCGAGACCGCTGTTCGCATTCGAGTTGTTGCCAGACCGCAAAACACAACGGCCTTTGCTACTATTGATCCAATAACCAGCCGCATAATGAGTAACATACTTACTCGTATCTGCATTATGAACCCTGCTTGGCAAAATATCGCATTTTGCTCCATG